AGTCAAACCAAAAGCACCTGTTCAGAAAGAACCTGAATGGGATTACGAACTTGCGAAAGCATTAATCAAAGGAAAGAAGATTGTCTTCTGTCTTCCGGGTCGAGGAGTTTCATATACTTATTTGAAGAACTTCGTACAATTATGTTTTGATATTGTACAAGCAGGTGGAGGTATACAGATATCTCAGGATTATTCTTCGATGGTAAATTTCGCCCGTTGTAAATGTTTGGGTGCAAATGTTCTTCGAGGGCCTGATCAGTTACCTTGGGATGGTAAACTCGAATATGATTGGCAATTATGGATTGATTCTGATATTGTTTTTGATACAGCAAAGTTCTATCAGTTAATTCTAAACTCAGTTCCAGAAGCAGCAGTTACAAGAGAAGATGTAGTTCAACCAGTGAAAGATAAAGAAGGTAATGAACTTAAAGATAAGGATGGAAAAGTAATTACTCAGGTTGTTGGACAGAATATAGCAGTTGATCAGAAAAAAGTAAGACCTATCGTATCTGGTTGGTATTGTACTGAAGATGGTCGTACTACATCGGTGGCGCACTGGTTAGAGGAAGATGACTTCGCATCCAATGGTGGTGTGATGAATCATGAGACTCTCGAAACAATACAGAAGAGAAAGAAACCATTTACTGTTGACTATGCAGGATTTGGTTGGTTACTGATACAGAAAGGTGTATTTGAAGACAAGAAAATGCCTTATCCTTGGTTTGCTCCAAAGATGCAGGTCTTTGAGTCTGGTCAGGTACAAGACATGTGTGGCGAAGATGTTTCGTTCTGTCTCGATGCCAAAGAGGCCGGTTATGAAATATGGTGTGATCCACGTATTCGAGTCGGACATGAGAAGACAAGAGTGATATAAATGATTACAATACTCTCCGCATTGCTGATATTAGCAATCATTTTATTCTTACTCAGGTATTATGACCCCCATACGTAGAACTCTCTATACAATACTGAAGAATGGTGAAGAAATCTTCTCAGGATTGTCTCAAAGTGAATACTTTGACCGTATGCAGGACTTTGCAGTTGAATTTTACCTCACAGGGAAGAACGACCCCAGTGAATTTACTACTAAAATGACAGAAGAGGAACCAGATTAATGGCAAAAAGATACAGCATGGGTGGTGAAACAATCGAAACCCGCCCCAAAAAAACTCGTCAAGGACACGGAAAACACTCGAAATACGCGGCTACCTCGCGTAACTCGGCTCGTAAAAGACCAAGAGGGCAGGGTAAGTAAATGGCTTGTCTAATTGCGAATTTACCTTCTTACGAAGTATGGGTAAGAAAGGAGTATTTGACCGACCATAAGAGTGGTCACGGTGAATTTGTAAAGGGAGTATGGGTATCTGCGAAGAGTATACCCGGTCGTGCCTTCTATTTTGAGACATATTTGCCCGATTATGCAGCAATGTTCGATAAATTACCGATTTCTGCGTTTACAAGCGACCCAGAGACACCAAAACCAGACATGACACTGCATAATTTACAGTTTTGGAACTGTATGGACTATGGTGTAGTTGCAGTTCAGAAGCAATTTATCGGTTCAATGCATTATGAGGTCTATACAAGAGACTTTGGAACACAAACTGGCACTTATATTTGCACTTTGGACAATTATCATCAGGATGTTGATGCAATTGACTACTCAACAAGCGAGCAGCCTGCCGAACATAAGTCTCATAACCTCTTAGAACTCGATAATGGGCAGTTTTGTCTGTATCCAAACAACAGAATGAGGATATTTGACAATAGTATCACTCCTGAGACACCTAAGAATCCTGATTTTAAGGTTTCAACCGTGTATTATCAGGTGGAAAACGGTCATGATCGTGATGGATTAGGTTCAGAAGAGAATTATTTCTGGAAAACAGCAAAAGAAAGGAAAAAAACTGACGATAGAAAACCATTTGAACCAGAACTGGGATGAAATACGTAAAAAATGCTCATATGGGCGATCATTTACTTGCTGAAGTGTATAATGTGCCCTTTGATAAGTTAAATAATTCGGAAAAAATCGGACAAGTATGTGAAAATGCTTGTAAAACTGAGGGTTTAGAGGTTTTAAACACTTATGTGCATCAATTTGACCCTTATGGAGTGACTTGTACGGTAACTTTAGGTGAAAGTCACCTTTCTTGCCATACTTGGCCTGAAAAAGGGTGTGTTGCAATCGATATTTTTACTTGTGGAGCAAAAAATCCACGTTCAGTAGCATGGTGGTTGCTAAATTATTTTGATTCTGATGACTATAATATGAATCAGCTAAATAGATAGGTATAAATAGATAAAAATCCATTGTTTAATGGCGATAACCCGAATATCAAGAGCGTTTAAGGATATCAGTCTGTCTTTTAAAAGACATCCAGTGACCGGAGATATTGGTGTGCTTAAAAATGCAGATGCGATTAAAAGATCTGTGCGAAATCTTGTGCAAACAATTCCTAGTGAAAGATTTTTCAATTCCACGATTGGATCTGAAGTAAGAAATCTTCTATTTAATAATGTTCCGGGATTTGTTGATTTTGGTACCGCATCAATTATTGAAGGACAAATTAGAAACACCATAGAGAATTATGAACTTCGAGTTACTAATTTAGATGTAAATGTTGAACCTAGACCAGATCAAAATGAATATGAAGTATTCATAATCTTCGATATTATTGGACAACAATTTCCAACACAAGAATTTTCATTCTTATTAAAAGCAACAAGATAATGCCAGTTACTAAATTTACTAATCTTGACTTTGATCAGATTAAAACACAGATAAAAGACTATCTAAGAGCAAATTCAAACTTTACTGACTTTGATTTTGAAGGATCTAACTTTTCAGTCTTAATTGACGCACTGGCTTATAATACGTATATCTCTGCATTCAACTCAAACCTTGTAGTAAATGAGTCTTTTCTTGATTCTGCAACTCTAAGGGAAAATGTAGTATCTCTTGCAAGAAATATTGGTTATGTGCCTCGTTCAAAGACAGCAGCAAGGGCATCTATATCTTTTACAGTCACTGCTAACACAACAAGTCCTACAATGACTCTACAACCAGGCCTAGTGTGTGTAGGAAGACAGAATGATTCAGATATAGTGTTTTCAATCTCAGAAAGCATTGTTGCGAATACAACTGTAAATGCAGGAGTTGGTGTTGCATCTTTTGGATCAGTGAGTTCACCTATTGAGGTGTTAGAGGGTACATTCTTAACGTCTCAGTTCGTCGTTGACGGGTCATTAGAGCAGCGATTTATATTGGATAACGGAAACATTGATACATCATCTATCGTTGCTTATGTGGGCACTCCGGGTGTTCTGGGTAAACAATATAAGATGATTGATAATATAGTTGGAATTAGTTCAATATCAGATACTTATCTTATACAAGAGATACAGGATGAGAGATATGAACTTTTATTTGGTGATGGTATTTTTGGACGTAAACCTGAAAATGGTGCAGTAATTACAGTTCAATATGTTGTTACATCGGGTTCTGAGGGGAATGGCCCTGAGTTCTTCAACTTTGCTGGTAGTTTTCTTGGTGATAATGGTCAAGTCATTGTTCCTAGCACAGTTCCAGTAATAAACACAGTCTCTCCTGCTTCTAATGGCGGTGATATTGAAAGTATTGACTCAATTAAGTATTTTGCACCTAGACTATATTCATCGCAGTATAGGGCGGTTACAGCAAGGGATTATGAGTCGATAGTGCAAACAATATATCCAAATACAGAAAGTGTGTCTGTTGTGGGTGGTGAAGAAGTTGATCCACCTCAGTTTGGAACTGTATTAATTACGATAAAACCAAAAAATGGTGAATTTGTATCTGATTTTGATAAAACACAAATTTTGACAAAATTAAAAAGTTACTCATTGACTGGTATTAATCAAAAAATTGTTGATTTACAAGTTCTTTATGTTGAGGTTGAATCATTCATATACTATGATTCTACTAAAATTGCAACAGTTAATGATTTAAAATCAAAAATAGTGTCGGCTTTAACAACATACTCTAAATCTGGTGATGTAAATAAATTTGGAGGTAGATTTAAATACAGTAAGGTGTTAAATGTAGTTGATAATATTGATAAAGCAATCACCTCAAATATAACAAGAATTAAGATAAGACGTAATTTAAATGCTCTAGTTAACCAGTTTGCCCAATATGAGTTATGTTTTGGAAATCAATTTAATGTTAGACCTGAAGGGTTAAATATTAAGAGCACTGGATTTAAAATATTAGGAACTGCAGAAACCGTATTTTTCACAGATATTCCAAATGAAGATAAATTAACTGGTACTATATCAGTTGTAAGAAAAAATGCAAGTGGTGAAACAATTGTTGTAGTAAAATCTGCTGGAACAGTTGATTATGTTCATGGTGAAATTAATTTATCCACTATAAACATAATTTCAACTGATAAACCAAATAATATTGTTGAAGTTCAGGCATTTCCAGAATCAAATGATGTAATTGGTTTACAAGATCTTTACTTAGATTTTAACATTCCCAGTAGTCAAATAAATATGGTTAAGGATACAATTACATCAGGCGAACAAATATCTGGTGTTGGTTTCAAAGTAACTTCGAGCTACTCTAACGGAGAACTAACAAGAACATGATCGGAACTGGAATAGACAAGCGTATACAAGTTCAGCAAATAATAGAGAGTCAACTCCCTGAGTTTATTAGATCAGAGAGTCCATTGGCCGTTGACTTTTTAAAACAATATTATATTTCTCAAGAACATCGTGGAGGTGTTACAGATTTAACTGATAATTTAGATCAATATATTAAACTTGATAATTTAACACCTGAAGTGATTGTTGGTGTCACAACTCTAACATCACCAATTACAGATTTAGATCAAGAATCTATATCAGTATCTTCGACAAAAGGTTTTCCAAGTGAATATGGTCTTTTAAAGATAGATGATGAAATAATAACATATACAGGAATAACTACCAATTCATTCACCGGTCTTGTAAGGGGTTTTAGTGGGATAACATCATATACTGATCCTGATAATCAAGGAGAACTTATTTTTTCGACTAGTGATGTTGAAACCCATGCAATAAATTCAAGAGTTGAAAACTTAAGTGTTTTATTTCTTAAAGAGTTTTACAAAAAAACAAAGTCTTATATTACTCCCGGACTTGAAGACACTGTATTAAATCCTAATGTAGATATAAGTAATTTTATTAAAGAGTCTAAATCTTTATACAAATCTAAAGGAACAGAGGAGTCATTTCGTATTTTATTTAATGTTTTATATGGGATTACACCTAAAATTATTGATTTAGAAAATTTACTTCTTAAACCATCATCATCCGAATATCTTCGTAGAGAGGTAGTCGTTGCTCAACAGATTTCTGGCGATCCTAATAAGTTAGTAGGCCAAACAATAACCAAATCAACTGATCTTAATACTTCAGGATCTGTATCTGAGGTGGAGATTTTTAGTAGATCAGGTAATTTAGGAATAACAACATATTATAAATTAAATTTATTCGTTGGATATGATGAAAGATCTGCGATACAAGGAACTTTTACTATTCCGGGAAAAACAAGAGTCATAGAAGATGCACCGATAGGATCTACAATACTCACTGTAGATTCTACAGTTGGATTTGGGACAACTGGCACAGTAATTACAAATGGTGTAAATGGTATTAATACTATAACATATTCAGACAAAACAATAAATCAATTTTTAAATTGCGCTGGTATAGGTAATTCAATAAGATCAACAGACGATTTAAGAAGTGATGAATTTATTTTTGGATATGAAGAGGGAGATTTGACAAAAAGAGTTGAGTTAAGAATAACAGGTGTTTTGTCTGATTTTGAATTATTACCCAGTTCAGGATCAAGTGTAACTCTTGAGGGTGAAAAAATCACTGTCAAAAATCTTGGTGAAGAAATACCTAATCCACCCTCTTTAAGTGATAGGACACGAAAAACAGTTTTCTTCAATTCTTGGATTTACAATACAGCAAGTCGTATTCAAGTAGACATCCCATCTAATGTTGCAATCAATACTACGACATCTGCAGTTGTTCAAAAATCAAATATTGATAAATCTCAACTAAAAAATGGAGATAAAGTATCTATTTTCAGAAGAGGTGAACTCACACCAATTTCCATAGGTGTTGGAGTTACAGTTAATTTACAAGATATAGATTTAGATACAACAGTATTTAATGATGGTAATACAGAATATGATATACAAAGAGAACTTGATAAAGCATTTGGTGCTACAGATGTAGATTTAGAATTTGGTAATAATTCGATTACTGCGAATGTTCAAAATACTTATAATGATCGTGATCAAGATTATTATGTGGCCTCTTCTTCAATGCCTTCGTACAAAATTGAAAAAACTGTAGTCAAAGCAACTTTAGATGATCCTCAAGTAGATGGACTTGGTATTGGAACTGAACAACTTTTAGAAAAAAATCCGGTTACAGGTCTATATTCTAAATTACAATTTGATTCGGAAATACCATTTATAACTGGTGACGCTATCGCATATGTTCCAGAAAATGAACCTATCGTCGGATTAGATACAACAGGTGGTGTTTATTATGCTGAAGTTCTAACTGCCCAAAATGGTCAAAACAAAATACTTAGATTATATCCATCAAGATCTTTCATCACTGTCACAAACGTAAATCAAGCTGCTCCACCATATATTGAATTTACTAATGTTGGGATTGGCACAACAGGATCTCATAAATTTGTTTTACTTAGACATAAAAACGAACAGATTGGAGTTCAAAAGGTTTTAAGAAAGTTTCCAGCAGATGTAAACATAAAATCTGGAACTTCAGTCGAAACAGAAGTAGGAACCACTGCAATTTTAAAAAATGGTGTCGAAATAGCGAACTATAAATCATTAGATAAGATATTTTTTGGCCCATTATCTGAGTTTAAAATATTAAATCAAGGAAAAGATTTTGATGTAATTAATCCTGCTACGATCTCCGTTCCGAATGTAGGATCAGGAATCACTGCCCTAGTTCAGCCAGTTATTAAAGGTAATTTAAAGGAGATGTTGGTTGATCAACAAAATTTTGATATTGAAAAAGTATTATCAGTTAGTATCTCCGGAGGAAATGGATCAGGGGCTATACTAAAACCTATCGTTACTAAAAGACAAAGAGAATTACCATTTGATGGTAGATTAAAAAACATACGTGGAGGAGTTGATCATATTAATGACGTAATAGATTTTTACTATGCTCATAACTTACAAAGTGGTGAACCTTTAATATACAATAATAATGGACACGCATCTATAGGAATAGGAACCTTTGCAGGATCGAATACAGTTCAGAATAAAACTTTGATAAATGGATCAACTTATTATCCAGAAGTTGTTGATTCTACAACAATAAAATTATTTGAAAAAGAGACAGATTACTTATCAGGTATTAATACTATAGGATACACTGTAGAAAATCAAACAGGAAATCATAAATTTACTCTTCTTAATTTAAAAAATCATTTAAAATCAATAAAAGTTCTTGACTCAGGATCAAATTATACAAATAGAAAACTAATAGTTAAACCAGTTGGAATAACAACAGTTGATAATTCTATCAATTTTAAAAATCATGGTTTTATTACAGGTGATTTGGTACAGTATGCTCCATCAAGTGGTGATGCAAATCATGCTCCAATAGGTTTAGGTGTGACCACAAGGTATAGAGTACTAAAATTAGATAATAACAAATTTAGATTGATTGACGTTGGTATAGGTGCGACAGATCCCTCATCCAATTTTCAAAGAAGTAACTTTGTTAGAATATCAGAAGTTTCAAGTTTAAGTAATCATGAATTTTTCTTTGAACCAATAGTTGTAAGTGTAAACGCTGTTTATTCTCCAGTATCCGCTGGTAGAACTGAATCATTAGTTTTAACTCCTAAAATTCGTGGGCCTTTAGTAGATGCTTATCTTTATGAAAGTGGAACTAATTATGGATCAAATATATTAAATTTTGAAAAGAAACCTAATATAAAAATACTTAATGGAACAGGTGCTGAGTTAAAGGTAGTTGTTTTAGATGGTAAAATAATTGGGTGTGATGTTAGATTTGGAGGTAAAAATTATACATCAGCACCAGATTTAGACTTAGTTGGAATAGGAACTGGCATAGGCGGTAAATTAAGAGCAGTCGTTAATGGTGGTAAAATCACAGAAGTAAAAGTCATAAATGCGGGCATTGGATATTCATCATCACCTCCCGTGAAAGTTACACCTAATGGATCGGGATTTATTATTGATAGTTCTGTAAGAAGTTTGACAGTTAATAACTTAACACGTTTTGGTGATGAAATACTTTTAAGAGAGTCAGATACTAATCTTCAGTATTCAGTATTAGGATATTCCGGTAAAATTCAAACAGCATTTGATGATCTCACCTCTTCACCACAAACACACTCTCCAATTATAGGTTGGGCATATGATGGCAACCCAATTTACGGGCCTTACGGATACTCAGTGGCAGATGATAATAACTCATTGTCAAGAGTTCTTAATTCTGGATACGATTTAGATCCTACACAAATTGAAAATAGACCAAGTTTATCAAGTTTTGCGTCTGGATTTTTTGTAGAGGATCATGTGTTTAAAAATTCAGGAGACTTGGACGAAAACAATGGTAGATTCTGTAAGACACCAGATTTTCCAAATGGAACTTACGCATATTTTGCAGGGATCTCATCCACTAATGCAGAGCCAAGATTTCCATATTTTATAGGTGACACTTATCGTTCTAATCCTGTATCTGATAATTTTACTTTAACACAAGGAAATTTTGATTTCAATGAGTCTGAATTGACTAGGAATTCACTTCCATATAAACTTGATGATGATAATGCTGACTATAATTTTGTTATAGAATCGTATGAGATTAATCAACAAACATCAATAATAGAATCAGTAACTTCTGGTAATGTAAGTGATTTCCAAATTGTATCTTCAGGTGATAATTATAAAGTTGGTGACAGTTTAAACTTCGATAATTCAAACACTGATGGTGGTGGAGCAGCTGCTGCAGTTTCAAGAGTGGAAGGAAAAGAATTAGATAATGTTAAAGTGGGAGTAACTACTTACAATGATGTTGTATTTGTTAACGGAGGAAATGGAACTGTATCCGGATTTATTTCAACAACTCATAATTTAAACACAAGCGATGTAGTTGTAATATCAGGGTTAACAACAAGTATTCCTAAGTTAACAGGGTCTCATAAAATTGGTGTTAGTTCTGAAAGCACTGTGTTATACAAAGCACTATCTGGAATAAACACTGCAGGTATTGTCACAGACATTTATGTGGCTACAGTCCCTAATTCAGTATCGGCAGGAAGTAGTATAGGCATTGGAACAGAAAAATTAAGAGTTCTTAATGTATTTCGCGATAGAAGTATCTTAAGAGTTAATAGAGGACTAGTGGGATATGGGGATACATCTACATCTCACATTCTTGGTGGATTAGTTCAAACAATTCCACAAACAATTGATTTAGCCTCTCAAGATATTGGTGAATTCATATCTAAAAAGAATGATATTGTTTATTTTAATCCAAGAGAATCTGTTGGTGTTGCAAATACTGTTGGTAGGACAGTAACAATTGGTAAACCATTTACTCTTGGTGAACTATCTGAAACAATTTCAATTCCAGCGAAAGGAATATTCATTCCAAATCATCCTTTTAAAGATAATCAAGAAGTAATTTTAAGAAAACCAACAAATGCTGCAAACCAATTTACAATTGGTTTAGGTGATAGATTCCAAGTTGGTGGTGATTTTAATTTACCATCTTCAGGAAATAGTCAAACTGTTTATATAAGAAAATTTTCAGAAGATGTTGTGGGCATTGCTTTAACAGTAAATACAACTCCAGTGTTCTTTAAAACTGGAAATGCAGCGTCATTTGATAATTTTGAATACTCAATTGAATCAAATTATGAACAAGTTAAGGGAAAGGTTGAAAGGATTACAGTAAACGTTGGTGTTGCCACTGTATCTGCTGGATCAACTCTTCATGGTCTTCAAAACAATGATAATATTAATTTAAAATTAAGATCTACACAAACAAAAGGTGTTGGTGCAGGTGCAACATCAGTTGTGGTAAAATATAGTGCCCAGAATGACAAACTATTAATAAATCCAATATTATTTACAAACTCCTCTGTCAATACAGATACAATTAATATTGCTAATCATGGATTTAAAACTGGACAAAAACTATTCTATAATGGAAATCCTGCTACAGGTTTAACATCTCAAAGATCGTATTTTGTTTACAAAGTAGATGATAGTAACTTTAAATTGGCTGAAACCAGATATGATGTTATTAATGAACCTCCAAAAGTAGTTTCAATTACAGCAAATAGTGGTGGAAATCAGGAATTATCATTAGTAAATCCAAGATTAGAAGTGATAAGAGATGATAATTTACTTTTCTATGTTTCAGACCCATCTTTATCCGGATATAATTTAAAATTTTACTTTGATTCAGAATTTAAAAATGAATTTGTTTCTATTGGATCATCAACTGATTTTGGTGTTATTGGTGTTGGAACAGTCGGTGTTGGAACCACTTCAACTATAACTTTAAAATTCAATAAATCAAATCCAGAAAAATTATTTTATACTCTTGAAAAAACTGGATTTATAAGCACATCAGATCCTGATGTAAAAAATGCATCAGAAATTATTTACAAAGATAGTGAATATAATGGTAATTATGTAGCCTTTGGAGTTACAACTGGTGGATTTAACATATCTTTAAATGATGTTCCTGAACAGGGATCTTATAATGTTGGAGCATCTTCGACTATTACTTATGATACATCATCCACAAATACCTCTGGTGGAATCAGTAAAATAAATCTAACATCTGGTGGATTTGGATATAAAAATATTCCCGGAGTTTCGAGTGTAACATCTGTAAATGGAGGTGGAGAAAACATATTATGTTTGTCATCAAATATTAATCAAATTAATGAAGTTCGGATTACAGATCCCGGTTTTGATTATCATTCTGATAAAACACTTCGTCCAGAGGCCAGATTATCACCGACAGTCACCCTTATAAATTCAGATTCTATAGTAGATATAAATGTATCTGATGGAGGTGTAAATTATACCACTGCACCTGAACTTGTAATTGTTGACCCTGATACGGGTAAATTGACTAGTGATCAAGGTGTTTTACAAGTAAATTTATCGGCAAATTCTTTATCTAATGTTGATATATTAGAATCACCAAGAGGATTAACTTCAAAACCTCAAATTTTAAGAACAATTAATAATACAAATGGATATCGTGTAACAAATATTGAAAGTAGCACCAGTGGTATTGTTACATGCACCCTTAAAACACCGATTAACGGGTTTGCTACTCCACAATTTTCAGTTGGTGAGCAAATATTTGTTGAAAATATAACAAAAGGATCAACAGGAGATGGGTTTAATTCTGCAGACAATGGATTTAAATTCTTTAATGTTGTGGAGTACAATAATACAGACCCTGCAATTGTTAAATTTGAGTTACCAAATACTGCAACAAATCCCGGAATAGCAGATTCTACTCAAAAATTTGCAACAATAATTAAATTTTCCGAATATCCTAAATTTACAACTACACAAAAATCATCAGAGTTTAGAACAGGTGAAAAATTAGCCGTAAGGGTTAATAACAATTTCCTTTCAACAGGACTCATCGTTATTGATAATAGACCAGATGAATTTATAAAAATTGAAGGTAGATATGAAGTGAAAGTTGGTGATATAATACGTGGTGAAAATTCAGGTACAGTTGCCACAATCAACTCTATCGTTAACAATAAAGGTAGATTTAAAATTGATTACTCTCTTAAACAAAACAAGGGATGGAAAGATGAAGTTGGAAGATTGAGTGAAGACTTTATGGTGCTTTCAGATAATGACTACTACCAAAATTTATCATATACAATACAAAGTCCAAAAACTTTTGATGAAATAGTTGACCCTGTTAATAGATTATTACACACAAGTGGACTTAAAAACTTTGCTGATGCTGGTATTTCATCTACGGCTAGTGCTGGAATAGGTATAACAAACCAAACTGTTGTCTCTGCGGATGTTATTACAGAGCAAAGAGTTGATGCGATAAACAATTTTGACTTAGCAAAAGATATTGATACTATCGATGCTGGATCAAAATCTAAATTTATTCAACTTAAAAATACTAAATTATCAAACTTTATACAGTGTAATACAAACAGAGTATTAAAAATAGATGATATTAGTTCAGAATTTTCTGACAGTGAAGCAAACTTATCAGGTAATATATCAATTCCCTTTGGTGAAACTTTTGCAAGATTTTTAATACAATCTAGAAATATTGCAAGTGGTGAAATTCAAGTTGATGATGTTGTAATATTTAATGATAAAACAGATACATTTACGTTTGAAAAAAATAGTTTAGTTTCAACAGCATCAACAATTGTAGATGTTGAAGGAAGAACAGTTAATGGATCAAAAAATTTAGTTATCTCTCCATTTAACCCAAATGAAGATGATATTGATATCAAAGTCTATAAAAATAGTTTTAATGATCAAAACTTAAGAAGTGGAACACAGTCTATTGGTTTTGTTAACTTAGTTGGTATATCCACTGTTGTTAGTGTTGGAACTACAGCAGAGCCAATCGCAACTGGATCTACGATATCTGTAGATGCATTCTATGCCACTATAGAAGTAGAAAATATAATATCAGGTGAAAAGAATCACGTAGACATTTATGCAACTCATGATGGCACAGACTCGTTCTACAGTGAATATTATGCTGATACATCATCACAAAATAATTTCTCATCTAACTTTATAGGAACATTTAGATCAAGAATTCATAATAATATTTTATCTCTTGATTTTGATAATTCTGTCGGAATTGCATCCACAGTTAAAATTAATGCTAAAGTTATTGGATTTAACACAACTGGTGGAAATGATGTCTTTAGATTCAAAGATAATGCACAACCAGATGGTGCAGAGAGAACAATCAATTTAAGATCAGGAATTACAACACGAACAAATACTGCAAACTTTATCTCATTAGATAAAAATAATTTCAGCGCAGTAAAGAGTGTTGTAAGAATTAAATCTGCAACAGCAAGTGCAGTACATCAAGTTTTAGCAATACATGATGGAACAGACACTCACACAATCCATTATCCATTTATTTCGATTGGAAGCACCTCTGGTATAGGAACATTTTCATCCAATTTAACTGCGTCTAATTTTGTTGTTAAATTTCATCCAGATTCAGGAACAGGTAGTCACACAGTTCAACATTTTAGTGAAGAAATTTATAAAGACATCGATATTCTTAATGATCCTCCTGATTTAGGTTATGGCCGTGTAAATGAAACACTTCGAGTTTTCCAGTATAATGCAGTTAATGGAACAAGATCTAATAAGAAAAGTTTTGTATTAAAAAATAATGGCACACCAATTTATGAAAAGGGATTTGATCCAGAAGATACATTAAAATTAAACAGAACAACTGGTGTATTTACAATACCAAATCACTTTTTCTCAGAAAATGAACAGTTAACTTATACACCTAAATCTACATTTGCTGGAGTAGGAGCAACTTCTTTACAAAAGTCAAATGGTTCTAATTTAGCCACAACTGTGTTTGTTAATAAGATTGATAATAATAACTTTAAACTTCGCGAATCAAGTGGTGGAGCAACTGTCACATTTAATAATGTGGGTGCAGGTAATTCTCATCGTTTGACAATGGCAAAACGACTTGAAAAGACCGTTTTAGTTATCGACGGTATTATTCAGTCACCAATGGCATTTTCCCCTATTACAACCACATTGGTGAACAATGGAGGCAGTATATCAACTACTACATCTGATATTTGTGTGAACTCAACAACTGACATTAATTTAGAGGATCATGTCAAATTTAATAATGAATTTATGAAGGTTACATCTGTTGGATTTGGTACGACTTCTACAGGGCCGGTAACTGGTATTGGAACATTTAATATTTTAGGAGTTGAGAGAGGATCATTAGGAACTAATATCACTACACATAACGATGGCACTGTAGGGAGGGTTAACTCTGGTTCATTTAATATAGTAGATTCTACAGTGTTCTTTGCAGACGCTCCTAAAGGAACAAATAATATTGATAGAGATAGTTCAGGACTTGAAACTCCTAGATCTGCATTCCAAGGTCGAACATATCTCAGAAAAACTTATACTACAAATAGAATATTTGATGATTTATCAACTCAATTTACTGGAGTTGGTGCTACTTTTAGAATGAAATCAAACGGAACTAATGCAACAGGAATTACAACTGGAAGTTCATTAGTTTTAATAAACGGTATTTTTCAAAAACCAACCACTAATAACAATTTAGGTAATAACTATGACTTTAAAGGAACATCTACTCAAGATATTGTTTTCACTGGAGTATCATCTGCATTATCAGGAGATCAAGTAATTGTACAAGGTGATGTAAATCAAAACCAACTACCAAGAGGTGGTAAAATTGTCTCTCTTGGATCAACTGGTGGATTAGGAGTTGCACCATTGGTTGGAGCTGCTGTGACTGGTATATTGAATCAATTTGGTGGTATTACTGCTGTTGGTATAGGATCAACAATTTATAATCAATCAGTTTCACCTTCAAGACCTCCATCTGGACTAACATTTGGATCTGGTTACAGACCTGTTGGAGGGACAGTTGCTATTGGAATCACTGATTTAGCGTATGAGCATAGATTTGTTAGTGCAGATG